CATGTCTGATCTCGAATCGGCAGCTGCTCCGGAAGTACAAGCGAAGGCGGAGGCAATGGGCTGGATTCCGGCGACCCGCTACAAGGGTGACCCGGAGCGTTTTATCGACGCGGAGAGCTATCTGGAACGCGGTGAAACCGTGCTGCCAATCGTCAAGGAACAGAACAAGCGGCTGCAAGCGGAGTTGGCTCAGGTTAAGCAGGCCGCCGAGGCAAATGCTACGGCACTGAAGGTTGCTCAGGACGCAATTGAGCAGATTGAAGAACGGCACTCAGTGGAGACGCAGAAGGCCGTGGAGCGTGCTCGCACTGAGGTTAAGGCACAGCTTGCCGCTGCGTCAGCTGAGGGGGACCATCAAGGTGTAGCTGAATTGACGGATCAACTCACGCGACTCAATGCCGCTGAAGCGGAAGCTGGTCCTGTGGAGAAGAAACAGGCGGCCCCTGCGGCTTTCATTACCCCGACCGACCTGTCTGAGTGGAACAGTCGCAATCCTTGGTTCGGCAAAGACAAGCGTCGTACCGCGTTGGCTTTAGGCATTGCCCAGGAACTTCGAGACGGGGGCGAGAAATCTATAGGAGCCGTTTTCTACGAACTTGTCGGGGCGGAACTTGAAGCGATGCTCGGAGAGAAGGAAGCGGCGGCCGCCGGCAAAGTTGAAGGAGCGCGCAATGGCTCCGATAATGAGCCGGCCGCCGGAGGAAAGAAGACTTTCATGGCCCTCTCCAAGGAAGCTAAGGAGGCCTGTGACAATGATGCTCGCCAGTTCGTCGGGCCGACAAAGCGTTACAAGGATCTCGCCGCGTGGCGGGCTCGGTACGCTGAGATTTATTTTGAAAGGAGTTAGGAACATGGGACTTGAAAAACTGAATCCTGCAACGACGAAGCGGACTGATGCCGAGCGCAAGCGCATTCCAATGTCTGTTCCGGTGCAGAAGCTTGAGGCACCAGATATCCCTGGATTTCATCTTCATTGGTTCTTAGGAACCGCAGACCGTTTACAGCGGGCACTTGACGGCGGCTATGAATATGTGGATGCCATCGAAACACAGATTAACAACGTTGGACTTGGCGGGGACACTACCGCCTCGGGAAATACTGACATGGGTAGTCGGGTTAGTATCGTTTCCGGAACCGAGATAGGCCGGGATGGGCAGCCAGTGCGGCTGATCCTGATGAAAATTAAGCAGGAGTGGTACGAGGAAGATCAAAAATTGGTGGAAGCTCGTAACGATCAAGTTGCAAAGGCGTTGACTGGTGGCATGCTCGGGGCGGAGAAGGATCGTCCGGGGGATGCTCAGCATCGCTATGTGGACAAGAGTCGCACGAAGCTTCCAGATCTCTTCACACCCAAGCGGCCAAAAGCTGCGTGATAAAGGAAACGTGTTATGCCTAACAGCAATCGCGCGTCCGGGTTCTCTCCTGTACGGTATCTCAATGGAGCGGCTTGGAATGGCGCAGCAACTCTCTACAGCATCGTCGCCAGTTACGGCACGGAACTCGCTATCGGCGACCCCGTGATCAGCAGCGGAACGGCCAACTCAGATGGCGTTGCGGGCATTGCCCTTGCAGCGGCTACGGGCGCCGTCCGTGGCGTTATCGTGGGACTGGGTAAAGGCCCGAACATGATGGCTAACCCCAGTAATCTCGACACGACCAAGCGGCCGGCCAACGATGCTGCAGCCTGGTATGCAATGGTAGTGGATGATCCGAACGTGCTCTTTGAGCTCCAGGAGGAATCCAACGGAACTGCCCTGGCGGCAACTGAGGTCGGCATGAACACCGTCCCGCTTCTTGCTACCGCCGGTACCTATGCTTCAGGCTGGCTACTCCGCAGCGCCTCGGGAGCCACGCCAGCCACTACGGCGACGTTGCAACTTCGCCTCATGGGCCTGTCACAAAAGAGGGACAATGCTTTTGGCGCCTACGCCAAATGGCTTGTCAAGTTCAACGTGCATGAGCTGGGCACGGGCACTGGCGCAGCTGGCGTCTAATCAAGGAGATATATCATGCCCGGTGGAATTGTTAACACAGGCTCGCATCCTAAACTGCTTTGGCCCGGAATATTCACGACCTGGGGTCAGATGTATGACCAGCACCAGAAGGAATATACCGATCTCTACGACGTTAAGACCAGTGACAAGGCTTACGAGCAAGGTGTGCAAGTCACTCCGTTCGGCCTCGCCCCCGTCAAGCCTCAGGGCCAGGGGGTGACGTATGACGGGGAAATCCAAGGTGCTGTGACAACGTATCAGCACATCGCCTACGCCCTGGGTTACATCGTCACCTACGAAGAACTGCGTGACAACCTGTACAAGGAAGTTGCGACGCGGCGTGCTGAGGCTAATGCGTTCTCCATGCAGCAGACGGTGGAGAATGTGGGCGCGTTTATCTACAACAACGCGTTCGCTACGACGTACTTCACCACTGGCGACGGCGCCGCGTTGGTTTCGGCGAGTCACGTGAATGCATCTGGCGGCACCTGGAGTAACGCCCTGACGCCAGCAGCCGACCTGTCCGAAGCGGCTCTGGAAGACTTGTCCATCCAGATCATGGGTGCGCAGAATGACACGGGCTTGCTGATTAACATCATGCCCAGGTCGTTACGCATCTCCAGGAACGAGTGGTTTAACGCCAATCGCATTCTGAAATCAGTGTTGCAGGCCGACACCGCGAACAACAACATCAACGTGCTGAAGGCGACGAACGCGTTTCCTGACGGGATCAAGATGAATCACTATTTCACCAGTGCTCATCCGTGGTTCATTCGCACGAACGCGCCTAACGGCATGACGATGTTCTGGCGTGATGAGCCGATGTTTGACCAAGACAACGACTTTGATACCAAGAACGCCAAGGCGGCTTCGTATATGCGCTTCAGCGTGGGTTGTACTGATCCACGCGGCATCTATGGCAGCAATGGCCCGTAAGTAGTAGGACCGTTATTGTTGGCGCGGGTTACGGTTAAATAACCCGCGCCAATTAGTAACGGCCTTAGGGCGAGATTAGTTAGTAGCGTCCTGGCGTTTCCAGGGGATTGAGGCAGTGCCTCACGTTATTGGAGTATATGTTATGCCTATCGGTGGAATGATCTCAAACTTCCCTTCCGGCTTCTCTTCGGGTTTGCTGGTTCGTGGTATGCCGCTGGTGCAGATGCAGCCCGGCAATGTTTTCTGGGTTAATAGTAGTTCGGTGCTGAATGCTCAGGCCAACGCTGGCTCGGATGGTAATCGCGGAACTTATCTCTCGCCTTTTGCTACGCTGCAATACGCGCTGGATCGTTGTACTGCGGGTCGCGGTGATGTGGTTTTCGTCGGCGCAGGTCACACGGAGACCATCAACACGGCGACGGCCTTAGCCTTCAACAAGGCCGGCGTAGCTATCATTGGTTTGGGTACCGGCAATCATCGCCCTACGTTTACCCTTGCAGGTGCAAATACTGCCACGATCGCGGTCTCGGCTGCCGGCATCAGTGTACAGAATTGCGTCTTTATCGGTAATTTCTTGAGCATTGCGTCCTGCTTTACAGTTGGCGCTGCCCCGGATTTCTCCATTGATAGTTGCGCTTTCCGCGATACCAGCGCGATACTGGGCTTTTTGAGCATCGTTACTACGACTGTTACAGTTAATGCCGATCGCTTGGCTTATACTAATAATTCTCGCATCAGCATTGCAACAACCAGTCCTGGCCCGGATATGGTAGTTGCTGGTACTATGGCCGGCTTGCGGCTTACTGATAATCGTAGCACGCACCTGGTGGCTAGCAACAACGTCGCGGCCCTGTTGAATCATGGTGCTTTGGTTATGACTGACCTGCAAGTTTACCGCAACATGGTTTTCAGCGTAAACACGGATACCGCCACTGGCGCGTTGCTGGTTGTTACGTCGGCTATTACAGGCTCCGGCATGATTGCTCATAATCGTATGCGAGCGCTGGATATTGCAGCTGCCATTGTCGTGACTGCAACCGCCGTACAGTACGGTTTGTTCGACAATCTCTACATCGGGGATGGTACCTATAATTCGGGCTTTGTCTTGCCTGCGATTGGTTCTGACGCGTAATTAACCCCGGGGGAGGTTTAGGCTTCCCCCGCCAAGGAGTTTTGAAATGGCTGATGCAGTTACGACAAACGTGTATTTCAATCAGACCGCGGGGACTCGTCGCTACGGCGTGCATCTGACTTGCGTCAGCGACGGTACGGGCGAGTCGGCGGTAGTGAAGATTGACAAGAGCACACTGAAGAATGCCTTCGGCGTGGAGCCGAGTATCCTCAAGGTCGCGTCGATTCGTTGGTCCGTGCAGGGGTTCTCGTATGTCAAGCTGCTCACGGATCACACTACTGACGATACGCTCTTCTTGCTCGCCGGGGCGGGCTACGATAACTTCGAGAATGCGAGTTACCTGCCCGATCCAAACTCGGTCGGCGGTACAGGAGACTTGCTGCTGACTTCTGCGGGGGCCGCCAGCGGCGCAATCTACGACATAACCATCGAGCTGGTGCTGTAAGATGAAACTGCGGCTACGGAATCCGCCGACGTGGGGGGTTCGGGAGAAGCGCTTGCTCTCTTGGCTCTTCAGGAACAATTCAGGAACGAGCTCGGCGCAAGCAGCCTTTGAGATAATTCTGACGCACACCGCCATTCCTGTCCGCGGATCTGCCACGCCCACATTTACACGAGCATCGACGCAGACAGGGCAGAAGTACGACTCTGCTGGCCTGCTCGACTTCGTGGCGCTCAGCGGTGAGATGGTATTTGCTGGGGCGAGGCGGGTTCATAATCTTGTAGTAGCAAAAAGCGAAGACTTAAGTAATGCTGCGTGGACTAAGCTTCTCGTCACAGCCACTGCGGCAACACTTACTTCAACGGCCTCAGGCGTTGGTTATAGGTTCCTAAAGCAACTATCTGCGGTATCCGGGAGGACCTACCAGGCGCGATTCAAGATCAAAGCCGGGACAGTAAATTTTGTGTGGATGCTATCGCAAGCCTCCGGTGCGTTTACGTTTTTCAACGCGGCAACGGGGGTAATTGGTGATGTACCCGGA